ATAAAAAAGGACTTAAACAGATTCTCTATAGTTTTATATTTACAATCGAAATGAGTAATAATTTTGAAAAAATATTAAATAATGAAAGAATATGGAAATTCTATAATGACAACAAAAATATAGATTTCGAATCTTCTAATGTATATTTAGTCGAATTATTAGAAGGCATTATTGGTAGTATAACAAATAAAACAAATACGAATATTAACTCAACCATTTTAAGTATATTGACAGAGAACAAAGATAAAATCGATAATTGCAATACCGAATTGCAAAATATTAATGGAAATATTAATAAAATGAATAGTGATATTACTCAAAATTTTGTTATTCAATTTATGAATTTAAAAAAGGAATATATTGAAGACATTAAACAAATTATTGAGAACAATTCTTTGAATAACAGTGACAAAATCGGAAATCTGCTTGATAAAAATAATAACCATCTAATCGATAAGACAAATCTTTTGATAAATGATATTATTCCAAAGAATGGCGATTTTTTCAAAGAACAATTTTCAAATTTTCATACCAAAATGTCACAAGAAACTAAAACAATGTTGGATAATATTAATCAAGATAATTCTTTACAAAGTTTTGTTTCTAATTTTGAAACCAAATATAATACTATGATACAACCTTTATTTACTTATATTACATCAAGCGAAGAACGTATTACACAAAATCTTAATAATATAAAGGATACTACATCTAATTCTATTGTTAGTCAATCCAAGATTTTTACAGAATTGGATGAATTTTTGAATAAATATAAAGGTTCTAGTAATAAAGGGAAATATGGAGAACAGAATTTATATAATGTTTTAAATTCTATTTTTTCTAATGCTGAAATTAAAAATACAAGTGGAACAAAATCTTCTGGTGATTTCATTATGAACAGAAACGAGAAACCTTCCATCTTATTTGAGAACAAAGATTATGAGCACAATGTTAATAAAGATGAAATTGTTAAATTTATTCGTGATATTGATGTTCAAAATACGAATGGTATATTTTTATCTCAATATTCTGGTATTTCTTTTAAACAAAATTTTCAAATTGATATTCATAAAGGAAATGTTCTCGTCTATATTCATAATACTGAATATTCTCCTGAAAAAATTCGTTTAGCTGTTGATATTATCGATAGTTTATCTGTTAAAATTGTTGAATTAAATATCGATGAGAACAATAATATTTCTAAGGAAATGTTGGACGATATTAATGAAGAATATCAAAATTTTATTAATCAAAAAGAATTACTAATCACTGTATTAAAAGATTTTCAGAAAAAAATGACTTCGCAAATCGATTCTTTGAAACTTCCTGCCCTTGATAAATATTTAGAACCAAAATACGCAAATGTTAGACAAAAGGGAATGATGTGTAATATATGTAGTAATTTTTTTGCTAGTAGCAAACAAAGCTTATCTGCTCATCAACGCGGTTGTAAAAAAAAACAAAACATCGAATAAATTTTTCATTTTGTTTTTGAGAACTATATTATAAACATTGTTAAACGCTTATAATAATTATATATTTGTAATTATTATATTTTTTATTAACTTTAGTTAGCACCTTTTTATACTTAAAACCTAATTTCTAACATTTTTTAATTCTAATAGTGCTTTTACTGCTATTTCTATATCGGAAGTTAAAGATTTACCAATTAAACGCAATGACCTCCTTATATTATGATTATTTTTATGTTCAGTGTGTGTTTTTGGACATTTTTTGGCATATTCCCGCGATACTACTTCGACTTTATTCATTATATTATTAATTGATTTATGTATTATTACTCTAATATATAAATTTTCAATTTTTTGATTCGACTGAAAACAATCAATCTATAAATACATTATCTGTTTCTTCTATCGTCGATATATTTACTGGTTTATTTGAACTTATCAATATGTATCTAATTATATAGATTATTATACACATAAACAATGGAATTACTACAATTATACCTAATATATATAACATTTCTATGAGTAGTGACATTATATAATTTACTATATTTATTATTAATATAAATCCTCTATATACTCTTTCACGTCGGATAATTTAAATAAATATAAATCCGTTATAAATTGTTCAAATTTCATATTTTTTCTTATTCCTTTAATTGTTCGTTCTTCTTTATTGTTCATTATTTCTGTTTTGTAAAATTCTTCCATATCATTATATATTTCGGGGGTTTCCTTTATTATTTTCAATGTTTTTAATAAACATTGATAGGTATTATGTTGGAATACATCTTTTTTATTAATATCCGAAGATACTTCCGTTATATTAGTAAATTCATCTACGTCTTTATTTATTATAAATCGCGCAAACATTTGACAAAATCCATGGGAACCGTGTTTTTGATATAAATGATATGGGTCTATTATTTCGGGACTTAATCTATTTGTTCGTCCGGTATTATTATACTCAATTACTTTATAATGTGTATATATAGGATTACATACGGTTCCTTCATATTCTTCATCTTTACAACAATAATAAATAAATGAACTTTTGTCAGTTATTGAGGATTGATTCCATGGTGTAGCACAATTTTTCGATTTTATTACATACACATTATATGGCGCAATAATCTTTTTATATATTCCTTGAACCCCTATTAGATCTGTTAAAATCGTTAAGTATGATTCAAATATACTTTCACCTTCGGTGGGTTTTATCATCCCTGACAATTTAATTGGATTTCCTCCTTTTTTCGTTGACTGATTTTTTTTTGACTTTGTTTTTTTCGAAACCCTTTTTTTCAAAACCCTTTTTTTCAATGTTTTTCCTTTTTTATTATTCATATATATATATTAAATATTTTATTTAATAACTCATTTAAATAAAATATATTATTATATATTAATGGATAGTCTAGAAAACACGTTTACTGCCCCCCCTCCTTCTCCTACGACACAAGACCAAGACCAAGACCCTAATGTTAAATTAGCTGACCTTGTTATTAAAGATGAAAACACTGCTTTAAATGTTATGATTTCTTTTGTTGGTCTTGCTCAAAAACGTGGCGTATATAATCTAGAAGAATCAGCGAAACTTTGGGAATGCGTTCAAATGTTTATGAAAAAAACACCGACTACTGAATTGGATAAAGCTGATGTGGCTGAATAATTTTACACACACAAAAATAAATGATATAAATTACTTATATCATTTGTTAAACTTGGTTATTTTAATATTTCTCTACATGTTTTTATAAATTCTTCATCGGGTTTTTTATTTTCTTTTTGATATCGATTTTTTAATAATATCTTTATTATATTTGTTAAATCCTCTTTTGTTGCATCTATTCTTATTAATTCTCCGGTTTTTATATTAAATAATTTATATTGTTTTTTCTTTTCTTCTGAATAATCTGGTCTCATTTCATATAACCACGCGTAAATTATTAATTGTAATATATGTTCGGTCGTGATTTCTGACGTACATTTTAATTCCCATAAGATTGTATCTGTTATTAAATCTATTCTTCCTGTGAACCGAAAGATTTCCATAAATTCTTCTTTTAATAATTCATCTATTTCTAAATGCTCATCTTCCCATGAACTGTGCATTATATTTTCTTCTATCAATGGTTTTTTGTCATTACTATCTGTACTTATTGTTAATTTTAATCGGTCCTTACATTCTTGGACTACTTCTTCAGGCAACCACTTATATTCATTTTCTTCTATTTGTTTTAAACGAAAATATAAGGATTCTTGAATTGCCTGATTTACATTTGCTGTATATAAATATTCTTCTATTGTTTCGATTTTTTCTGGTATTTTTTTCAAATATTGTTCTAAAAATATTTGATTTTTCCCCTTCATTTCTATTAATTTCTCGTCTATTAATTCTAATAGTATATTTTTGTCATCTTCATCCCAGATTTCTTTTAACATATCGTAATATATCGATGTTATTACTATTCCATTTAAATCACTCACTTCTTCGAAATTTCCATTTTTGGTTTGAATTATACTTGGAATTTCGATTGGTTCTTCCGCTTCATGTTCTATTATTACGATCTTTTCTAAGATACTTGAAATTTCTTCATATACGTTTACTGATATAAATTTGATTAAATCTGTTGCTGTTATTTTGACCCGTTGATTAAAATCATTTTCATCTATCTTTTTATAATATGTTTGATGCATTCCGCGGAAATTTATGTATTCCTCCTTTTTCATATCTAGATGACTCAACTGTAAGAATTCCAATGGACGATCTCCGGGGAAATTATCTCCTTCTAACACATATAATTCTTTTGAACCTCGAGTACATCCAACGTATAATGTATTTGGACAGATTTCTCGGTTCATATCTCGACCATAAAAACGGAAATAATTATTATCAAATCCTACTATAAATACATAACTTCGTTCACGTCCTTTTACGCTATGAAATGTTGAAAATACGATCTTTCCATTTATTACTCTTTTGTCGATATTTTCATTTTCCAACATTGGTACATGACACGGTATATTATTCTCCACTAACATATTCTCTAATCTTCTTATATTACTCTTTTCTCCTTTTATTGAACCTCCTAATATAAAAATCTCATTCGGTTTTACTCCTACATTCAATAATTTTTTTATTTCATTATATACGATTTTTTCGATATTTTGCCGATTATTTCTTATATAACTCACTTTTTCTCCTTTTCGGTCGGCAATCATTCGATCTTTTCCTATCATCACCTCGTTAATAAATTTACACATCTCATTTGTTATTCGATAAGATGTCTTCATTGTACAAAACTTAAATTTATTACTCTGTAACATTTTTGATTCTTTCCAGATTTCACATCCTAATGTTAAAAAACGCACATCTGATCCTTTAAATTCGTATAATCCTTGCATATAATCTCCCAATATCACTATTTGTATCTTTTTTCCATAATCGTTTATAAATTTTACTATTAATTTAAAATATAATTTTGTCATATCCTGCGCTTCGTCTATTATTAATATATCAAAATTTTCGATTTCTTTCAATAACTTTTTGTCTTCTTCTATTACGCGATGGATTTCTATGTCTTTATGACCTTTATGGGAATAATAATTATACGCTAGACTATGATAAGTATGCACTTTTATATTTTTTATTTTATCCTTTTCGATTTTCTCACGAACTTCATGTTTTAATGATTTATTATATGTCAATTGTAACACTTTTTTTTCAGGGATTCGTTTGGCAACCGATAATATTACTGTCGTTTTTCCGGTTCCGGCAACCGCATCTACTACGACATTTTTTCCTTTTTTTATATGATATATTATCTTTCTTTGTTCAGTATTCAATGTTACCATCTAGTATACTATGTTATGTTATGTATATATCTTTTTTTTTATTAGTTATTTGCTTATGTGATTGGTTATTTCATTAATATTTAATTTTTATTACATATTAATTAAATAAAAAATCTAGAAAAACTCGTTCAAAAAGAAAACGAGGTTTCAAAAGAAAAATCAAGAGAAAATCTCTCAAAAACCTATAAAAAATTTGTAAAAATAGTAAGATAATACTCAATATTTTCTATATTTCTCCAGTTTTATGATATTTTTTCCACGATTTTGGTATAACTTTTGTTCCCCCATCGTATGGCAACGCATATTTATCATCTATTAGCCACTGATTTAAATGACTTTCCCCCAAATATATATCACATAATACCCTTCCATATTTCTCTGTTTTAATATTTTCCAATCTAATCTCCTTACCCATTATCTTTTCACTTAAAGCATCTCTTGCCAATGTAGCGATTTCTTTTTCATCTTCATCTTTTGTTCTCATCTCTGGAGTATCTATTCCATTTAATCTAACTGAAAACTTATAAATTGGTGAATTATATAATCCTGGCAATTTAGATGCAATAGTGATTGTATCACCATCATAGACTTTGATTACTTTACCTGTTTTTAATGGAGGAACAAATAAAGGCAAGTCTTTTGGATTTAAATTATCGGGTATTTTCTCTCTATAACAACAAAATATTCGTGTCCACATTATTAGTTATAATACATTGCATAATGATTTTAACAGAATTCAATTTTTTAATAATATTATATAAAATATTTTTAAATTTTCTCTCACCAATCAATCAAATCCATTAATTCTTTTTCTGTTATATGTTTTTGAAATGATAAAATATAGCATATATCAAATATATACGACTCCTCCCCTCCGCCTTCAATATCTAAATCTAATATGTATTTGACACAAAATTCTGGAGTGAGCATTTGGGTCGCCAATAATATTTTTTCGTCCAAGTGATTTTTCACTATATTCTGTTCGAGAATTTCAATAGAATATTTATTTTTATTCGCGAGTAAATCTGTATTCGTTACGTTCATAATATAAATAATATTAAAATATATTTATATTATTTTTCAGAACAATATCTCTCAAATATATGTTCTATTTTGGTCACATCCCAAAACGTGTCCCCTTAATTTTAAGATTGACTAACATCATTAGTTATTTTCAATTTTTCATTGAAGATTTTTATTTTTTATCTATCATTACTTGTTTTAATACATTCTTCACGATCTTTTTATCTCGTTTTCCTTTCTCTTCATTTCCACCTAATGCTGTTATTGATAATTGCATAAATTCTTCAGAGGCATATGAACCCATTTCTCTAAAATTGGGATTCTCTTCTTGCCATTTTGGGATCATACTCAGATTTTTATTTTCTATAGCTCGGATGGTTTTCTTCAATTTAGGGTTCTCACTTTCTTCCTTTTCCCATTTATCGGCATCTTTTATATACACGGTTTCACGTTTTATATCTGTGCAATGAATTGGGCGTTCCGTTACATCCATCTCATTTAACGCTTTCATAAATATTCGACTGATTCCATCTACATACCCGAGCTTTCCGGTTTCTGTTAAATCTTTTATACTTAATTCTAACGAATTTACAAAATCTTTTATATTTAAGGCATCCTTACAATCTTCATTTAAAAATACTTGGATATTAAATTGATTATTATTATTATTTGTTGTACTATTATTATTATTATTTCCTATCGTTGGGATCAGTTCTTTTATTGTTTGTTGTTGACCTACTATCGTTTGTTGCAATTCGTTGTTTTGCTCCATCATTTTAAATAATAATTCTCGATAATCGATTTCGTCTTCTTGATTTATTATTCCTTCTTCTTTTTCTTGATTTATTATTCCTTCTACTTTTTCTTGATTTATTATTTCTATATAATTACAATTCTTTTTGTGTGCGGACAGACCTTGACGAAATTTATAACTTTTACCACATGTGCATTTATGATTATTTTTGGGAGTTTTGTCATCATTTGTCATTGATTTATGTTTCAGTGTCAATAAATGTTTATTATAATCTTTTTTATTACTCGTATTATAATCACATATTGAACAATTGTATATTTTTGGGATTTTTAAGGATTTTTGCGGCATTGTTATTCTTATATATTATAGTGACATATTTATCCCTAAACCATTTTATAAATAAATAATAAATTTTACAGTAAGACGTTTTTGAACGATTTTTTCGGGTTTTAAAGCACTTCAATAAGAACCGCTTAAAAAAAACACATTTTGCAATATTCTATATCCATAAATGAAAAATGGACATTTATTTTTATGTCCTTTTTTAAAAACCAAGAATGAATTTAGTTACAATAAAGTGGATTTTATTTATACAATAAAGATTTATTAATAATAATTTTTATTTTATATAGATATATTATAAATGTCAACCATTTTAAAAAACTTTTACGAATGGTCAAAATGGGAAGGTCTTATGCATAATCTATTGTTATTATTAATTATATACATAATGTATTTGTTCTATGTTAATAAACCCGAACGAACCCTACAAAATCTTTTATTATTTACAATTATTATTGCGGTGGATACAGTAATTCATCAAATAATTAATATACGCAATCAACAACCAACCTCCTATCTATAACATAGATTTCATTAGTTGAATTTCCTTTTCTTGTGTATCAATTATTTCTTTTGCTAAATCTTTAATTTTAGGATTATTTGTTCTATTATAAATATTATGAGTAGTGGTTAAAGCGGTAGAATGATGTGGTATCATTCTACTTAACCATTGTTTATCATCAACTAAAAATTGTTGTTGTAATAATAATATAGAAACGATAATAGATAAAATAATCCCAACAGAGAATACCTGCGCGTTAAAATGTCCCATAGATAAATAATGAATAATCTCGTGCCCCCATATCATATTTGAAGCCATTAATAAACCACCATAAAATAGTGTTTGTGATATATATAAGT